GGGCTTGGGTTAACCCCCCCTAATTTCAAACTTGACATCCAGAACCAGCCCACTCAAAGAGATTTTAGGTTCCGGGGACGTGTCGACCGACGAGACTCAGAAAGAATGTACACACTCTGTTTTTTGTATTTTTCTATTACGCTGGGCACGTTCTCATCCATGCCGCTTGTGGGTTCGCCGACGATCGGGGTTGGCGCCCCTCGGCTGTCCTGTTCACCACAAGCATGCAAGAAAGTTTCACATGCGTCCAACGTAAGCCCGGAATGACATCTGTTCCCGGGACTTGAAGTAATATACAATACTACCACCAGGGGTGGTTACTACAGCCTCTATTATATTACTGCTATTATTCGCAGAGTCGACCTGTGATTGGTCCGCATCCGCCAAGGATAGGCGCCCAACTTTCTCCAGTGGAGAGGAATAGCTACAAAGCAGAAACGTCCCAGCCGCCTGGAACGTAAGCGTCATAGTGTTCGCACTCTTGGTGATGTTAACGTAGTTGGGTCCGCCGCGGTGCTCTGTGCCGCTGATGTATTGCGTGGATCGCTGGTTGTATGTTGGCTGGGACAGCACAACAGTCACCTCGAGGAATAACTCCCCCGCGCGGGTGTCGTGTGCCCCATCCATCAGCACATAAATTACGCCAGCATCCACCTCCTTGGCGTTGTCTCCCTCACCGTCACGCAGGAAGCGCTGTCCTTTGTCAACCGGGACAGTGTAAAGGAGATTTTTGTGGGCCGCGCCCTCCACCTTGCTCCCCAGGGCGTACAAGTCAAACTTGCCGCGAGGTGCTGGGTCGCTGGAATCAGCGGAGAAAGCGATCGTGAGCCCACACTCAGAGTCCTGCACCTTCGAGCTGTACCTAACCTTCACATCAGTGAATTTGTACTTGTTAAAGCCTCTTGCGAGGTCGGATATGTGCGGGAAGGTGCGGACGTTGCGGGGGTCTAGCTTGTAGGACCGAATGGTATTGTCCGCATGGAGCTCACCTAAGAACTCCGACTTGAAGACAGTCATGCTCTTCTGCGCGTTGCCAGGAGCGTCCCGGGTGCGGCGAGAGTTCGTAGGGTTGCCAGCTATTAACCGAGTTGTGCGGGGAATAATGGCGGACTGAGGCACAGCCCCAATGCCCGCCGCCCGAGCGCTGGCCTTTTGGGCTTTGCTCAGACTCCGCCACCCCAAACTCGACAGTTTCACTGCCCACAGCTCACCGCGCCCGGCCGCTGCAACCACGACTGGACTTTTATTGGCCATTTCCTACAGCAACCGAGATGTACTTGTCACTCGTTGAGTTTGCAGAGTAATAACTATACACGTAATTACCGGGTGTTAAAACAGAAGCGAAAAATAGTCCTAGAACAATGGAGACTAAGAGATTTGGGCTGTCGAAGGAAGGTCTAGAAATTGAGGGTAACGTGAAATGTGACTTGATCAGCAACAGTGACAAACACAGCACCAGTAGTGTCAGAATGTGTTCCCTTGCTGATGCCAGAGTGTGCTACGTCAAGCTTCTTAGGTTTGCCTCGTTCTATTTTCCTCAATGCAGCTGCTTTCCCTTGGTCTATATCCTTATCTTGTGCTCTAGTATCCATGCGACCACCGCCAAGTAGTCGCTTCTGGGGGCGAACTCCATAAGCAAGTCGACGGACCGGTAGTATTCTTCCAGAGCAAGTTGCTGATCCGGAGAAATGTCGAAGGCCAAATGAAAGCTGTGCCGGGACTCTTGAGTCACCGGCTCATGCTTCCCATTGTGCATTCTCACATACTCCATCCAGTACTCACCCCAGAAGTGGTCCATCTTGTCTTTCTTAGGCTTCATTCCGTTACGTAGGAGACAACTGTAGAATTCTTGGACAACAGGGACGCCTGAGGTTAGCGCCAGTCCGCCCAGCCCGACTGAGTAGGCCCATTCAGCAGCCACCCGAGTGTTCTCAAATGGGGTGGTGCTATGGCAATCCTTGGATAAGCTAGTTCTCGGGTTCCGCACCATCTTGTATCCCTCACCGACCAAAACTGGGGACATCTGACAAAACTCGATTTTCTCCAAAGTGGTGACGATTGGTTCGCTAATGCAAGTAAATCCGAAGTCCAACCAAGCTTGGGCCAAGATACCCTCCACCCGCCTGATATCCCTCAAATCACCTATCAGCACACAATCGTCCCCATTGTTGATCAGCGAAGCCTTAATCTTCAATCCGCCCAGTATGTAGCGGCTAATGGAACACGCGAGGATGACATTTCCAAGAGATGTGTTCACATCCCCACTCATCCGTTTACCCTCAACCTTGTAACTCAATCTGCCATCTTTAGCATACGCGACGCCCTTTTTGTGGATTTGATGGCTCAGCAGTAAAGCTAAGTTCTCATCCCCACTAAACATGCGCCGGTAAATTTTGTGCTCGAACTTCAGGGCGTCCACAGAAACGTGCTGATCAAATCGCGACATATCGAATCCTAAAGCAGCAGGCTTCTGGTATTTCTCCCATTTAGTCCTAACGATCTCTCCCATCTCATCTACAGTGTATCCCTTCATGACGGTGGGTTCCCCCCACAACTTATCAATCGCTCTGTACACGCCATGCTCCACAGGTTTAAGGTAGCGGCCCAACTCTACATTGTAGCGTGGGGACCGAGGCTGAATTACCCTGGGAGCAGGATCCGGTTTCTTCGAGAAGTTAATTTTCTCGCATTTCACAAAGGTTTTTAAATAACTATCTCTAATGTTATAAGGCACATCATTCAAGCTAGCAACAGCATCGCTGTAGATCGTCTTCTTCCTGCCCCGAAACATCCCAGGATACTGGTCCCTAGGGATCGGGGAATGAGTTCCGCACAATCCAGCAAGTCTATGGCCAACCTTCGTGAATAGCCGCGCAAACGCCCCGGGAAGCGGTTGAGGACAGTCCACTAGTTGGCCGTTACGCTCAACGAAGTAGACACGTTCCATCAGTCCCCTCCTCAGGTTCCTAAAACTACTATTATGAGTGCCCCAACATTGGTTGTCGCTGAGGCCCTCTAACCTAAACAGTGATCTAGGATTGGGCGTCCCTTCCCACCGCATTTCCCTAACCCACCGGTGCATGCCCCTCTCAATCTTTGTGTCCACACCGGGGGATTGCGATAGGCACCCCTATTTAATAAAGGTGTAAGCCTCACGGGTCCCAAAACCCATGAACTTACACACCACCTGCTTCCACTCCTTTCGGCTAAAAGGCCGCTTCAACAACCTCAGCCACATCGGGTCCACTCCCTGACTCTTGACATAGTCACACCTTCGATCGTAAGCGTCTTCCGAATTAAGGAAGGTGTATATGAACTTGTCATTGGCGTCAGGGGTGAACGTCAGTGCAAACGCCTGGGCCGCGACCTCCCTAGTCTGGAGGGCGGTCAACTTGTGATCCTGGCACTTCCCCACAAGATACTTCATGACGCTGAGCTCGTTAGCCCGAGAGTTCCTGGGCATCCCCCCGAAGTGGTTCTTTGCTTCCGCTGCCAAGACGCAAGCGAAAGTGCGCCTGTTCTTTGGCCGTCTAGTTTTCACCACGGTGGTTACCCGGGAGGTCTCCGGTTCAGCAATGGTGAGGACCCTAGAGTCCTCGAGCTCAGTCTCTAATTCGACGTCGGGGGTGTGCAGAATGGCGTCATTCGTGGCCATCAACACGTCAACCTGATTAACTTCAGGGATGTAGTCTACGGTGGGCAGCCCTATGGCTGCTAGCACTGGGTTGATTTCAGGAAACCCGCAAGACAGTGTGATACTTGTGAGTTCCGGCCCAAGGAGCGCCAACTCCTTGGTAACCTTGAACCCAACGTAAGCTCCAAACCAGATGCATTGTGTGATCAGTCCCATAGCTGTAGATGGGGGTGTTTTCCCTTAGTGACTAGTCAAGCG